GCTCCAGGCCCAGCCATGTAGATATCCCCTCCGTTGCTGCCTGTGCCCCAAGCCACAGTCAATGCAATAGAGCCGGTAACGGCATAGATTGGGAAGGGTGTGACAGAACCGTTGTGGGACTTGGTAGCCAATGCAGTAAACGTACTGCCTGTAACAGACTTCACCCAAACCGTCTCCTGACTTGCCCCAGAATCCAACACAATTTGAATGCCCGCGGTAATGCCCGTCATGGATGTGGGAGTGAAGGTTTGCAATCCGGCGGCAGAGTTGTCGGTGTCCGTTGTCAGTTGCGCGCCTGGCGGAATTACCACGGAGCAAAGGGCCGACATATCCGTATTGCGATAGGGTGACGCTGTATCGAACGCCGACACACCCACAGCGTAAGTCCCAGGCGGAAGCGCGCCCACAGTCCCTATCACGGCAGTCACAATTGGAGGAGCCACGGTAGTCGAAAATTGCACGATAGGTGGAACACCGTAGATTGCCGGGGCCACCGGGACGTTACCCTGCGCATCTGGAGCGCCGTAGACCGGCTGAATACCAAAGCTGCCAGGACCACCCATATCAGCAGCAGCGGGATACAGCGCATCGCCTGGAAGTGGGTGAACGTAACCGGGCGACCATGGGTAGGCTGGACGCGGGCCTGTGATGAAATAGCTGTAGATCGCTACATTGTCCAACGACTCGGGCCTGCCCCCAAACTGGTTAAAGCTGGCGAATTTGAACTGAACGGTTTTGCCCACAAGGGAAGCACCATAATAAGCACCATAATCCCACTCAAACAAGTTGTTGTCTACCTGAACGAAGGGAGCGCCGCTGAGGTGCTTGATGTTCGGCGTTCCATAAACTCCCCGGCGAAGATAAATCTTGGCTGGGGAACTATCGTCGGTCAGGTTGTAGTTGTACGATGCCGCGCCCACCGGGACGGAAACATACTCATAGGACATTAACTCCGAGTCAATAGCAATAAGGGACACGAAGGTATCTGCCTGCCATTGAGTGTATGCGCCTCCCATTCCAGCGGGAGCGCCAAAACTGTTCGATAGATCCAGAGACACAACACTGGTTGTATCCGGGTCGCTGCCTGCTGGAAAATTCGCTGTGATATTTCCCATAACGGAAGGCCCAATGAACCTGCCGATATGCGCAAATCCCGTAGAGAAAGGGTCCGTATTGTTCGGATCAGTGTTCACGTAAACATCCGCACCGCCCCAATTCGGCCCGCCGCACAGACCGATCCCCAGCGTGTACTCATTCCCGTTATTGATCTCTGCGGGTATTTGAACGAACGCTGGAGTACGCACGCTTCCAGGACGCGCGCTAGGGCCAGGTGCAATGTTGCCCGAAACTTGCTTTGGGTAGAAAGTAGGCTGCGCTACCGAGAAGGGAAACTCCTCAAACTTGACAGTCAGAACCAGAGATTCGTCTTCCGTGATCTCCAGCACCCGGATGGGCGTCTCATCCAAGCCCAAACCTTCGTCGGTGACAGTCACAATATCCATCGGCTCCAGCAAAGCATACGTGACCCCGGATAGTTTGCAGGTGTAGTTATTGCGAATGTAGACAGAGCGGCGCAATTGGGTAAGGGCAACCGCTTGGGCCACCGGCTGCATAGTGATGCTATGCAGTGTGTCGGGGTCTCTCTTGCGCAGCCCATACGTCTTTACCGCCCAATCATCCTGCTCCTCGCACGGCTCCAAGTTGTAGTTGTTGGGCCGATTGGCCCACTCCACCGACACGGAGTTATCCGCCTCGCGGACACTGGTGCGGGTGATTGTAATGGGATCTTCCCCCGCATTGCTGATCCAATCATCGTCGTTGAGATCGTAAACAGGCTGTGTATCGGGCTGGTAAAGAGCGCCGTTTAAGGCTACAGACTTGTCCCCATAGGGGCGAATCTTGAGAACGCCATCCGACCATACCGCTTCGCTGTTGGCAACCTTCAACCACTCTTCCACCCAATCCCGCGCGCCCTTTTGGGTGTCCACCACAGGAGAGATAAACAGCCCGTTGGCGATACAGTAGTTGGAAATTTGGGATAGGTCGCCAATCTCCGTTCCCAAGAAGCCAGCACCATCGAAAGGATTGGAGAGAAAATCGGTAATGATCTGTGAGGGATCGCAGTCGGTTGTACCCGCGCCGAATACCGGGACACGCCCGCTCAAAGTCTCGAAAGCATAGGAACTGACCAGGCCGGTTGATCCCAAATCCATATTTGGGCATCCGATATGTGCCAGTAGCGTATATCCGATTCTCTGGTTAGTGGGAGGTACTCCCCATGCGCTCTGCGCCTGAATGCCCGTAAAGAGCACCAAGTTCAAATCATTCATCGGGTCACCATTGTCCGAGGTGGTGACCTGATGGAACTTGTAGGATAGAACAACGTCCGTATTTTGTTGCGCAGCGTTGAAGTAGTATATCCCGGTAGCAGGATCAACTGTATACTCGCCAGGTCCGGGATTAGGAGGCGAACCTACTATCCATGGCAGGCTTTGCAAAGGCTGATTATTCACCCCGGTTATAAGCACGGGATTGTCCGACCCAAAATCGCTGACGTTGTAGCTGTACGTCGAGTATTGCCCTACTCCGGTATCGGATAAAAAGTGATCCGCCTCGGTAGGAGTCAGCGTGTATGGACCAGGTGAAGCCGGGACAGTCATGGCGTTGTTCATGGCGGCAACCGTCATCTTCACCTTGTCCACGAAGATGTTTTCGACGGCCAGCACTTCCCCAGCCATGAGGCCAATGTCCATATCCGCCCAGTAGTGGTACTGACCGCTGCCGCTACCTCCGCCTTTGCCGCTGCTACCTTTGCCCGATCCGAATTTACCTCCGCTTCCACTGTCGTTGGTGTGGTGCCAGTTGCCCGCCCAAATCACATCGCCGCTCAGTCGATTCATCCCATAGAGCATCTTAACGGGCGTGCCGAAGATTGAGGTTTGCGCCGGATAGCCGGTCAGCGCGGTTGGTGTGCCCGCATTATTTGGTGTGCCAAAAAGGGACATTCTACTTCTTCCCCCAAGGGTCTAAGAAAATAGCTTCATGCAGAATAATCGAGGGAATCTGGTGGGCGTCAACCTGCTCCACTTTGCGCCCGTACATGGCATGTATCATCACCGGCCAGTTCACTACAATTCCGCTATGGGCAAACACCGGACACGTCCGAAACCGAAAGGCCGCGATGTCTCCAGGTTGAGGTGTCTCGACTCGAATGCAATGCCGGTTCAGAATCTCCAGGTATCGCTGCTCCTTGGTGTGTAGATGCCAGTCGCGGGTGGCCCGTGGCGCATCCTCCGTCTTGACTCCCGCCTTGCGGTAACATGCCACCAGCAGATGTGCGCAATCCACACCGATGCCTTTGACTTCCGCATTCATCAGAAACGGAGTCCCAATCCAGGTTAATGCCTCGGTAATGGCCGCTTGCCTTTGTTCCTGCTCGCTCATACTACCTGCGCTGGGTCGGGAATGAATGGGAATCCGCCAAAATAAGGTGGCTTGCTGAAATCGGAGCTACTACGAAATTTCGCCCCGCTACATGTCGCCCAAGACTTGTCACACCCTGGGAAGATTTGAAACAAATCTCCAGCCTCCGGGATGTTGGGCAAAGGAGGCACAACGGTTACAGTCATCTTTCCTGTAGTAATGTCGAGAAGATACTGGGATACCGTCCTCGACACGCCCGCATTTACACCGCTAAGAAACGCAATGATGCCCTGATCGAAATACCCAGAATTGTTGACTAAAGGGGGATGAATCCCTTGCGTTGCTCCCCCCGACGGCTCTGTATAGGTATTACCAGAAAGGTGCCAGCCATCCACACCTAAAGTCTGCAACTGATAATCCCCTAGAGCCATGCCTACGTACAAATTCCACCCGCCGGTAGCTCCAAGTTCAACCGCCGTGGGCCATCCAGAAGGGAAAGTTACAGTAAGCCGATCATTAGGAGAGATATTACACGTCCCAAAAGGCGAAGCGGTTGTCTCCCCATTCTTACTCAGCCATGTATAGACGACCCACATCAATCGGGAAGTTGGGTCCGATCCGCCTCCATTTGTATTGCTTAGTAGTAAAGTACTCGAATGAGGTGGAACGGGGCTTGCATGATTATCTACAGGTGCAAGCGCCGGATGCGCTATCGGAGGACCGAAAGTTTGCGCATAAGGCGGGTCCGGGTCCACAACATCCCCTAGACTCGTTAGAAACGTAGTGCGGGAGTTTGGCGATCTGGAATCATAAGCCACCACAATTGGAACTCCCACCGATGCCGAATTCACACGAAAATCAAACGGGTTCAACCCACATCCGGCGTCAAAGAGATTCCAGCGGCAGCCCGGCTGATAGAGCGTTCGGGGCATCATAATGTCGAGAAGTTCGGTTTGCGCCTTGATGGTCATTTTGACGGAGGACCGCCCGCCCTCGACGGGCGCAACCGATCCGTTGAACAGAATCACTACGCCGTCCTCCAGGAGCGCCGCCGCGCCGATAGGTTTGCCCCATGTGCCCATAAACACCCGCTGAACATACGTTGCCGCACCGTCAAAGTAGCCCTGCACCGCCCGCGCCAGAATGGGAACACCATCAATAGTGCAATCGGCGGTAGCCTTCAGTTCAATGTCCTGCTGGGCAACCTCCATACCA